TAGCAAAGTGCGCCCATTCTTGTTTAACACCCTTGTTCCAAACTTCAGGGTTATCTCTGGACTTTTTAATATCGTCTAACATGCCACTAATATCTTGTGTGCTAGTTAGGTAGTATGTATCTTTAGCAGGGTCGTAGTCAAAGTATTGACTTACACCTGTTACGCTATTGTGGTCAAATAATATCGGCATTTAATACCCAATCTTCAGCAAAGTCTTCTCCGTCTTGTTCATTCCATACAACTTGAGACTTTACATATTGTTCATCTATATACATCATTACTTCATATTCACCTGCTATCTTACATACATTAGCAGACTTGTTATTGTTTTCAAATGTTGAAAGTATCATATATAAATAATAGAGGGAGAATTAACTCCCCCTATCATATCACATCTAGTTACTAAGCACCTGTGTTTTGCACTTTTGCATGTGCGTCAGGGTTCTGTACTACTAAAGCATATTCTGCTGTTAATAGATATTTAGTTGAGTCACCAGTTTTAGCAAGTTCTTCTTTGCTTAAAGGTCTGAGTGAAGCTAAACCAACATAGCCTGGGTCAATACAAAGAACTGCTGCATCACGCATGAAACGGTCAAGTTTCACAGTATGATTACCGAAGTCAGAAACGTAAACGTCTGCTGCACCAGTAATAGTTGCTTGTGTTGTGCCTTGAACATTGTTGAACTTAGTAGCAATACCACTAAAACCAGAAAAACGTGATTTGTTGGTTGCTGACATAAGGATTGTTGATGGTTCGCCACCATCTGTCCAAGCTAATTGTAAAGCTGACTTTAAGTCTGCTTCAACGAATGTAACTGCTGTACCGTCTGTAGGAGCTGCAACAAGACCACCTGAAAAGCCAGGAGTAGAACCTGATGTAGAACCTGTAGCTAGTACTCTGTTTACAATCCAAGATTCCATACCTGCTGATGAACGAGCTGTTGCTGCGCCACCTGCTGATGATGCTTGGTTACGTACAATAGCATACTCCATATCTCTCTTCATTTCCTTACCAGCTTTCATAAGTTGGTAAGCAACTTCAGACTTACGACCATATTTTTTAACTACGTCATAAGTGTTTGAAATTTGAACTGTCTTGCTTGAGATTTGAGTATAGTTACCTAATACTGTTGTTGCTGCTAATGTTGAGAATGAAGAATCATCACCTTCAATAGCTCTGTTAGTCGCTGCTGCTGCTAATGCGTCTGTTTGCCATTGATGGTAAGTTTGCCCTGCTGACATTCTTTTTGCCATTGATAACAATGGTGTATCTTCTGGAGAAATATCAAAAATGATATCTTCAAAAGATTCAGCTATACCTTTACCGGTATAACTATTGGTTGCTGATGCTGCCATGATTATGGTTTCCTTTTAAATTAAAGCATATTTTCTATAAGTTTTGTAGCTGCGTCTGACTTACCTGTCTTACGTAATTGCTCACGTAGGTTACGGTGGTTAGAGTTAGCTTCCGCTTTGGTATCTTTAGAGCCAGGTTTCACTACCGGTTTAGCGTTTGATACCTTTTTCTTCACAACTGAATTTTGTTGTAGTTTGCGCCATTGCATAGCGTCATGCAGAACCTTTACGTGACGAGGGTCAACAATTGCGTTGAGTTCAACATCAGAAAATCCATAGTCCTTGCCAGTAGATAACAATGCTTGGTTAGTCTCAGGACTCCAATTTGGTATCTCTTTTGCTAGGATTTCTTTTCCCTTTGCTATCTTCTCAGCCATCAATTGCGTTTGCTTTTGAACGACTTGTTGCTTTTTGACTTCAAACTGTGAAACGAGTTGGCTACGTTCTTGCTGTAGTTGGTTGTATGTAAAGAAAAGTTTTTGCGCTTCCACAAAATCATTATCAGACAATTGATTCCAATTCACGTTAGCATATTGGTTTAATTGTTGGTCTAATGATGTGATTTTTGCTACATCTTCAATTAAGACATTGTTAAGTTGCATCTGTTCGTGAAAGGCTTGCTCTTGAGCTTTGATACTCTCAGCATATACTTCTAGCTCTTTACGTTGTTCTGCTACTTGTTGTGTCTTTTGCGTGTAGTCTAAGCCTTGTTGTGCTAATGCTACGACTTCGTCTAATGGCTTCTCAACATCTTCACCATTAACCTTTAACTTAAGGAGAGCAGGAACTTCATCTTCCGACTGTTCTTCTTCCTCAGCTTGGTCATCTGGGTTATCATCTGTTGCTTCTTCTGACTCTACTTCTTCAGTAGCTTCAGCATCCGCCTCTAGTGGTGTTTGTTCTTCTTCTTCGTCTTGAAGTTCAGGTGGTTTAACATCTGACTCAACACTATCACCTAGCATAGCCTCTAATCGGCTGTGTGGTGACTGTTCTGCGACTTGGTCACTCATAGTTTTGTTTCCTTGAAATTAGACAATAAAAAAACCTACCGAAGTAGGCTTTAAGTGGGCTTGTCCTTACCCAAATATCTTAAACTTAGGTCTGTCCGTTTGGATAGATGCGAGCTTACCTGTTTGCATAACGTCAGTAAGTTGCTTGTTTATTTGGTTTAATAGTTGTAATGCTATTACTAATCTGTTGTGTGTCTTCTCATCACCAATCGCACTATTAGTCATACTACTAACAATGTTTTCTCTAACACGCTCTATAGCATCCTTGTATACAGGATTATCTAATATTTGCTGTGCTTGTGCGCCTAACTTAATTTCTGATAATGACTTATCCATTATTATTATATCCTTTGTACCTTGTGTCTAACATAACACCATTATGTGCATCTTCAATTATTCTGCATATTTCATGGAATATTGTACGTTCATTTTCAGTTTCATATATTTGATTATATAAACTGTCAATTTGTTCTTTAGTAAGAGGCATTAATTTTAATGGCACTACATCATTCCTTGTTGAGCTTTGATTTGTGCGATAGCTAAATCTGTCTCTGCTTTAAGTTGAGCCTTGAATCTTTCTAACTCAGCTTGTGCTGCTATCTTCTCACGTTCAATTATAACATCATTCTGTGAACGTACTTGCTCTTGTTGTAACTGTGCTTGTGCTTTCTCACGTTCAATCTGTAACTGACCTTGCACCATAATCTCTGCTTCAGAAGGTTTGTTTTGTTGACCTTCTTGTTCAGGCGTACTTGCTGGGTTAGTCCAGAACTCTTCAGGGTTTTTAAATCCTGCGTTCTGTGTAAGTTTAGATAATGCGTTGTAAATTTTTTCTGGTGATGTTAGACCTATTTGAATAGCTTCTTTTTGCATATTCAAGATAGATGTTAAATGAACCAATTGTTGGTCTTTATTACCTGCACCTAAACCTACAGAGATAGATAAGTCATTACGGTCTTCCCATTCTCTAGGGTCTACTTCTACCCACTTGTTACGCATACGAACAATGTCAGGTTTAGTAAGTGTAGTTCTAACTAATCTGTGAACAAGTTTAAATAATTCTTTAACACCTGTCTCTGCGAATGTTCTAGCTACTAACTCAATACGTTGTTGAGACGCATTCATAATCTGTGCTACACCGGTAGCTGTCTTGTTTAGACTGTTAGCATCTAATCCTTGGTTGTAAGCTGTAACACCTGTTCTCTTTTCTTTCATAGAGTCCATGTATTCAACCATACCAAATGATGATGCTGGTAGTGGTGGATGTGATAAAGGCATAATGCCTGAACCTGGGTCACCTTCTACACGAACAATACCACCTGGGCGTGATGTAAGCATATCGTCTAGGTTTACTCTATCGCTAATAGCATAACGACCATTGTTAGCTAGATACATATTATCTAACTGACCACGAATAAGCGTAGACTTAATTAACTGAATATCCATAGTCAAGTCAGCATAAGAACGACCAATATGTCTATGTGGCATTATCATTGGAGTGATACATGCAAACGGAACAACTTCTGACTTCTCTTTGTAAAGAATAGTGTTGCCTAAGATAACTATTCTATAGCGTTCACCATCTAATTTAATATAGGTGTCTTTAACTAATGCTTCATCTGACTCAATAGCTCTATCGTATTCTTCATCATATATATCACGTGCATTAGACTCTTCTTCAAACGTATCACGAAGGTCTGACATAATAGACTTGATGTATTCTAGTGGCTTATTAAATGCTTTTGCAATGTCAGCTAACTGCATGACTTCTCTGTGTTGAACAAAGCGTGCATCTTTTAGATTAGGACCAGTAACTTCTACAGATACCATAATGCTTTCAGGTGCTACGTTCTCAATCTTAATCTCTGTCTTCTTTTCTGTAATCTTGAGCTTAACGTCATGTAACATAGGTTGCATAATAGTAGCAGGGTCTACACCATTCATGGCTGCTTGCTGATAGATAACATCCATGTTGACAGTTGGGTCAGGATAGCCAGTATGTTCTAACACTTCTGTATTCTCATCTGAAGCCAACATCTGTAGTTGTGCATCAGTTAAACCTTTGTAATCGTATTCTTCTACTTCTTCTTCATCTTCTGAATAAACTTTAACATAACCATTCTTAGAGAGTAGTGCATCTTTAAACCATACGTAGAATGTCTTGAACCCTTCGTTCTTTTCCATTACTACATGGTTAATGTAATCTGTTTCTTGTTCTGCTGCGTCTTGGTCTTCTGGACCTTTAGGGTCAAACTGAATCACCTTATCACCAGCTACAAAGACTTTTAAGAGTTGTGGTAATGCAGCTTCAATCGTATCTTGTACGTCATAGCTAATTACTTGTGAACGACCTTCTTCTTCGTTGCCGAATGGTTGACCTAGGTAATAGTCAATTGCATCTGCTCTATCATTAGATAGTGAAGAGTCATTGACACCATAAGCCATACTCTCTTCAAGTTCTACCTGAGCTATGATTTCCATGTCTTGTAACTTTGCCATTAAACAATCCCTCTAGTATTATATTGTATCTTCTCTTTAGACCATGATTCGTTCTTCATAGCCTCTATAGAGGTACATAAGTATCTGAATGCGTCTGCTCCATGTGAAAACTCATCATGCAATGGCGCACCAGGTTCGTTGGTTGCAGAGTTTATACTTCTGCGATAATTCTTTAAACATTCAACAAGTCTTTGTGCTGACTTATCAAAATATATACGGTGGAAGTTCATACGTGCTAACTTAATACCAGACTCTATGTCTGCTTTAGGCACAATACGTATATCCCATCCTAACTTCTTCATAATCTCTTCTGCTGATATGCCATGCTTAAAGTCTTTAGACTGTCCGTCATGTGGCAAGAACATTGTACCCCAGTTATAGGATAAGTTCTTTAGTTGTGCAGAGTAGCTATCTAATGTTCTGTGGTCATCTTCTATGTAACCAATGATTCTTAAATCTGATATACCCTTTTGGCATAGGATAACTGACATGCTGTCGTTCCATCCCAAGTCCATTACTACATGAACCTTCATCATAGGGTCATAAGGTACAGTTGTTATACGACCAGCTTCTTGTGCTTCACGTATCTCGTTAGAGTATATAGCACCATCTACAGCAGCCTTACAATCACCTTCCCATATATTTTCATAGTCAGGGTTAGTCTTTTCGCTATGTTGACGTTCTATCTCTAATACTTCAGGAAACCAAGGATTGTCAGTATAGTTTACTTTAACAACCTTAGCGTTATCAGGTGGCTCTATTACAAAGCGTTTATATGTATCGTCTGTATCAAGACCAGGATTGAATGACACCCATATCTGTGAGTCTGGTTTACGTATTGTAGGTATTAAAATGTCCCATGATTTCTTACTAACTGTTTGAGCTTCTTCTACCCATACAATGTCACAACCTTCAAAAGACTTAATAGACTCAACAGTATTAGTAGCAAGACCAGTAAAACTAAAACTTGAACCACTACGACTACGAATTTCTGTTTCCAAGACCTCGTATAATGGACCAAGCCCAAGTGCCTGTATTTGGTCGTTAAGTAAAGTATGAACAGATTGTTTAATAGACCTTTGAATTTCTCTAGCACACAGTATCCTTAATGGTTTATTGCTTGCCTGTAATAGTAAAGCTCTAGCCATAGACCATGACTTGCCACTTCCACGACCACCATAAGCTACCTTGTATCTATGTGGGTCAAATAAGAATTGTAGCTTCTTAGGAAAGTCAGCTAAAGGTTCAGTCTGGTTTAGTGTCTGGTTCAACAAACCTGAGTCCTATGCTTATAGGTAAATCTGAGCCATCTAATCCAGTCAACTCTGTAGTTGCTATAGCTTTGCCATCTAGTCTATCACCTACTTCTTTGATAGCACCTAAATCACCTTCTGCTGCTTTTTCGTACAGTTTCTCTGCCATAGCATGAAGTCTCTTATAGTCTTCTTGTATAGCATATTTTTTAATTATATTTCCCCATATCCTATTGTTTTTACTAGAATTGGTATGCCCTTCCGGCGCTCCTGCACCTTTTGGGTTTTTATCTGTTTTATCTGCCATTGTTATGCAACTCCTTATAGGTTGGTTGCCCTCTGTTATAGTTCTGACTCTTTGTTGTTACCCTTAAGTGGGTATATCATTCTTTGGTATGTTTCCCACCATTCTTGACTATAGTCTGTATTCTGATAGTCTTTAAAACATGGTGTGCCTAATGTATGGTGTATTAATTTTGCGTCTGGGTTGTATTCGTATTCTGTCTCTAGCCAATTCCATGTTTCGTCTAGCTTACCTACTTGTTCTTCAGGATACTTTAACCATTCAAACCTATGTAGGTATTTACCTGGCTTATCCATAACAAACTGTGGTGTTAGTTGTTTGTTTAGATGATGCCCGCAATTCCATAACATGACGCTTGACCAGTTCTTTTTAGGATAGTCTTCGTTCTTTGCACCTAAGTATTTAACAGGATGCTTTGTTTGGTAATAATGCTTTACGACTTTGACTGCGTGGTCTTGTTCATGTTCCCATAGTATTTCTGCTATATCTGCTCGGCATATCATATCGCCATCTACAAATAGTGCCATGCCTTTAAAGTCACATAGATATGGAACTAGAAAGCGTGAGTAGATAAATGCGTTACTACCGTCTGTGTGTGTTTCTTTGTATTCTGATAATGTGTTTAGTGCTAATGGTGTAAAGCTAACAGGTATTGATGACTTCTCAATAACTGACTGGCAGAATGTGTGATACGCTACCGGCTCTACCTTACCATCAAATCCTACAAATATTTTAAGCATTGCTTATTATACTACCACTTTACTTTGTTTGCCCAATAAGCGGCACTCAATTTACCTTTTGCTATGTTATCTGCATGTCTTGCTTTAAAAGACTTTGCTCTATCTGTATTTGTTTTATCACCACTTACACCTTGTTGACCAAAGCGTATTAACTTTTCTGTGTCACCGTCTTTAGCCAATACTGCATGTGACTTAGTAGGATGGCTTGGTGTTCTTTTAGGTTTGTTATAACCTGAGAATGTTTCTTTACCCTTCTTAATCATTTCTTTTTCTTAGCTGTCTTTGCTGATTGTTTAAATGCCATAGCTGTAGGCGCGCCTTTTGCTCCTACCTTACGCATCTTCTCACCTGAGCCAGCTTTAATTCTTGCACGTTTAGCAGCGATATTACTATACAAGCCTGGTTTACTTGCCACGTTTAGCTGCCTTTTTCATAGGCTTAGCTGTCATAGCTTTACCTGTTTTCTTTGCGTATGATTTAGCTTCTTTCTTACCTTTTTCTGTGTAAGCAAACTTCATTTTTCCGACCATTGGCATAATTATTTACCTTTCTTTTTAGCCATGCCAGCTTCTGATAAAGCAATAGCAATAGCTTGTTTAGGAGATTTTACTACTTTACCACCCTTACCTGAATGTAATGAACCTGTTTTAAATTCTTTCATTACCTTGCTGACTTTCTTCATCTTGCCTGCTTTTGTCTTCGGTGCTGATTTCATTATCTTTCCTTAACTTAATAAATCTATGGTCATATCTACAGTCGTTGCATAGCGGATACTCGGTAGAGTCAAAAGGGTCACCGCATTGATTACATATAGTTACTGAGAATGTCATATAAAAGAAAAAGCCCAACCACGGAGAGAGTGCAGTCAGGCTTTTGTGGGATTACGTTATTAACGGACAGGAGTTGTCCAACAAGTAGTATTATAGCATACTTTGCCATTTCTGTTCAACAACATTATGCGTTTATCCTAGCAGTTGCTATATTTAAGTATTCTTTTGTTAATTCTATACCAATAAACTCTCTATTTAATTGTTTTGCAACAACTCCAGTAGTGCCTGTTCCCATAAATGGGTCTAATATTACATTATATTCATTAGAAAATGCTAACATTAATTGACTTACTAAATCTTCAGGGAAAACAGCTCCATGACTACCATCTATTTTTTTACCACGTTTAATTCTTAAAATATTATTCATTTCTCCACGTTTAAATTTAGCATTTGTAATATGTCTGCCAGCAATACTATCGTTTTCCATAATTAATATAAATTCATAACAACTATTTAGTATATTAGAGTGCATAGCTGGCTGACCTGTATTTTTATCCCAGATAATAATATCTTTTATCTGTTTATTAAAATCACCAATCATTTTAAAAAATGCTTCTTTACTTCCTGTTACTATTTGAAAATTGTAACAAACTATTTTAGATACTCTTAGTAGTTCATTTAATACTTTAAAATGAAATTCATAAAATTCATTAATTGGTAAGGCATCATCAAAATGCTCATATTTTTTACTAAAATGTTCTGACTTTTCTCTTGTAGTATATTTACCATTTCTTACTCTAGTTCTCATATTGTAAGGCGGACTTGTAATAGTTAAATCTATACTAGCGTCAGGTATAGTTTTCATCACCTCTAAACAATCACCATGCAATAGTTTAAGCATTTATTCGTCTTTCTGCTATTGTAAGCAAGTTATCGTATGCCATATCTAATTGCCAATAAAAGGCTAATGGTGGTTTAGCACCTAAGTATTTAGCATAAATAGCTTCTTGTTGTCCTTGTTCTAAGCTATGCACTATAGCGTGTATGGTTCTAACATTAGACATATCTTGGGCAGAACACATCTCTTCAAACGCTTCTGAAGTTGACTCACCACCAGATGACATGCCTATGCTCTTAGATGGATAACCTAATTTGTGATTATCCGACTTCATCCATAAAGCCCAATCCTCTAGGATGGACAATAAGCGTTCCATACTAATCATATTGTGTTAGCGTATAAGCTACGCTTTGCCCAAATGTTTCTTGTGTAGTTCTTTGTTGAAGGTTATGTTTAGCATCATCTGCGTTATGACTGATAACACCTTTTATTTGGTCTTCCGTGAAGTTTGCTGTGTGTCCAAATATACCTTGTAGTGGATGTGGTTGTGGAATGTAATAGTGCATGAGTCTATTATCTTTATCTTTAAATGCGTGTATATGACCTTCCATCTTCATGGTGACAAGCAAATTTTTAATAGTATTATAATTGCCATCTACATGTGCTGCTATTTCTTTTATAGCTTTAGGCTCTGTAAGATAAGCTAGTATTTTATCTCTAGTATTCACGATACATCCTTAATTTTACAATGCCACTTCTTCTTATCGTCTTGATGCCAACCATGTACATGAATAGTCCAACCTGCTTCACGAACTAGACCTACGTTTTCATGGTCACCTATCTTTTTTACTCTAGCTGACATATTTGTTGCTGTGGTTGTTTGCACAGCTAATGTTTCTTTTCCCTTTAAAGCTAGTATATCTATAAAACCAAATAAATCTTGACGTATCCTAGCATAACTATTCCAATGCTCTGTTATCCAACATGTGTATCCTTCTTCTCGTAATTTTTTAAGACTTAACTGCGTTGGGCTAGTTGCCATCAAATTGACTTTCGTTAGGTTTAGATATTCCGTCTTTAAATCTTTTCTCTACATTACCGGTGGACTTGTTAAGTTCGTATTCATAAGCGTGTGGTGATACGTCAGGACTATTCTTTTCCTTTTTGAATATCTTGTCCCAGTTATCTTGTGCTTCTTGTTCAGAAATTAACAATGGTCTTCTTCCAGAACCTTTACCCATTTATTTTACCTCCAAATGTCCGTTTTCAAATAACCAACCTATGGTGCGTCTATGAGCATCTTCCCATAAGTTTATTCTTTCTTCCCTAGTTAACTCATTACTACTATCCATCATAACATGGTGTTTATGGCAGCAGTAGCAGATGCGATAATCGTGACTTTTAATTCCGGTGCCTTTTTTATCACGCAATTGATTACTATGACAGGCTACCACAGTTCCGTCATTGCTACCACATAAAACACACGGTGCATCTTTAGCTAATTTAAGTAGTTTATGGTTACGATAGTTCATTTTTACCCCATTGGTCTGCCATAGCATCTGCTATTCCCTGGAAAGTAGTGTTACGTATTTTAGCACGTTCTTTAGGGCTATATTTAGCTGCGTCTGCATACCACTTAGTCATTCGTTTACCACTTTTAAATGTTACAAACTCACCTTTGCTTACTATGTTTGTTGGTTTTAATAATGGCAATCCTTTAATCCATAAACAAGTAGATTTAGATGCTTCATGTCCAAATTGCCAAGGCTGAATAATTTGATTTGGTTTTTGATAAGTTGTTGACATAATTCCTATTGGATTTTCAATAACTATCTTAGGAATATTTGCATTGACTAATGCCATAAAAAATTCTATAGCATCTTTTCTATCTTGTTGCCTAGTAGGAAACCTATCTTTGTATTCATCTTTAAACCATTTATTTCCTGTTACAGTTAAATATGTACATGGTGGATGTGCAATCATCATATCCCATTCGTCATTTAAAATATCTAATACAGAACCTTGATAATGTTTACCAGGCACACTTGTGGGTTCTAAATCACATGAAGTTACATCATGCCCTAGTTTAGTAAATGCTTCTCTAACAGTTCCACTAAACTCACAAGCTATTAATATTTTCATTAGTAGTCCCAACCCCAACCCATAGTCTGACCCCATACCTCTATTTGTTGTTGGTATTCTGTCATCTCACTTGTGGTTAGTTTTGTTGTTGACTTTATAAGTTCTACAGGCATACCTGCTATTTCAGTTTGGTATCGTAAAAATTTAAAGCCACAAAGTTCATGAATACGGTCTTTCTCAATACCTAAATGATTACTTAAACTTGTATATAGTTCCCATAACCTTTCGTTCTGTTCAAGACTACGATTAAGTTTAGCGTCTGTTACTGTTACACGCCAGCGTTTAGTAAAGTCAAGACTTTTTAGTTTCTCTATAAGCTGGGGTAAGTTGTCTTTGGTTAATGCCCACTTTATCATCTCTCCATCCTTTCGTTTTAAATACTTGTCCGTCTTTAGAAGTTGCTTTGTATTGAATGTCATCTCCGAATACTTTTTTGCATTGCTTGATAAATTCATTTATGGTCATCTTGGTGGACTCTCGTTATATCGTAAACCTTTTTGGTCAAACCAAAAGTTAAATGAACCTTCCCATTGTGCATTACGCTGCTTCTGAACAAAAACCTTTGCATCTGGAATAATCTTTAACTCATCATCTGAAGTCTTGCCTTCTTCTATTAACTTCTCTTTGTATCTGTTACGCCATACACAAATAATATTATCACATAAGTTACGAATATGCGAACTTCCCATAATGTTTGTAGCGTCAGGTATCTCTGCTTCGTCTTTAAGTTTTCTAGTATGTGCTACTAAAAAAATACTTACTTGTAAATCACGTGCTATTACTGCTAAAGAATTTGTAAGCCTTTTCTGTCCATCTAAAGACTCTTCAGTTACATCATCCAATTTCATTAAGCTGTCAATAATAAATACATCAACTCCCAATACATGCTTTCCATAATGCAGAGTTGCTATCATGTCTTCTGACTTAGTGCTTCCTGTTTGGTCGTATATATATAACTTGTCTTTAGCACGTTCACAAAACTTATGTATATATTCATCTGTTGGCTCTGGTGAACCTAATGCCTGGGTAATCATTCTAGCTAATGTCAAAACAGGTCTCATTTCTAAAGAAGCTATTAGGCATTTAGTATTCTGTTTCATCATAGATAATACAACTTGTGATAACCACATAGACTTACCATGACCTGATACACCAGTAAGAATTGTTAGTTCCGAAGACCTAATACGGAATTTATCTTCCGTCTTAATCCATCCAAGCGATTTACCACTATGAACTTCCTCACTAAAATACTTGACCAAGTCATCAGCAAATATATCCGTACCTTTAACCTTAAACTCTGCATGACTGTACCCCTCGTTATAAAATTCTTGAACTGTTGATTGACTTACTGTTAGCTTATCAATAACTTCTCCAATGTTCATACCCCACCTTCCCAAATCTTACGCTTAGGTTCTGCAGAAGCTGTATATCTTTCTTGACGTAAGTATGTAGCTGGCATTGGTATATATTGTCCGTTATCTTTTTTCCAATCTGTATCAGCCATGATTTTAACATGGTTAATAATTTTGTCACCAATTGCTTCAAGATTTTGAGATTGCCATAATTTCATACATCCTGATTTATTTACTTTACGATTACTTCTTGGATACGTTTCCCAAAATTCAAGAAATTTATCTAACACTATATCTTCTCTTATCTTCTCTTCTCTTCTCTTCTCTATCCTAACAGGCTCATAGTTTTCGACTAGTAATCCTCTAGCAAATAGTTCTTTTGTTATTTTATCAACAAAATCAATAGGATAATGAAGTCTAAAAGCTATTTCAAACAGGTCTGGTAACACACCATCACTTTCAGAACCAAGACACCATAACTCTACTAAAACAGCTTTTTGTTCAAAAGATAGCTTATGTATATCTATGTTATTTATGTAATCCGTACCATAAAACTTGAACCACGTCATCTTTTTTTGATAACGTGGGTTCTTAGGATTATAGAGATTAAACTTTTCCCAGTTCTTAATTTTGTACATCTGTATCTTCCAATCCAATATTAATTGACTCAAATACTAAATCATAAATATCTCTTGGCAATGAAAAGCCATCAGATGTTGGAATTAAACCAGCTTCTAATAATGCTTCAATCCTTACTAATGCGTCTCTTTCTTTCATATTGCTCTCCATAAAGTTAATAATGCCAAAAGACATTAACATAACTAATTCTAGTTGTAAACTAATTATTTGTTAGAAAATACTTGACATGTGTTTTTTATGGGTTTAAAGTGCATTTGTCAACTTTAGGAGAGAGACATGAAAATTTCAACAATGATAGTATTAGCAGTAGGTTTCTGGCTTTATGTAGCCTTTTGCCTTTGGGCTATGGGCAAGTTTGCAGGAGCTATATAATGGAAAGACATTTAGACCCAGACGCATATTTAGATGAAATGGATAGACTTGACAGATTGGAAGAAGAAGCCCAATATAAACTTGACCAACAGGAGAAGCATGATGAATAAATATTTATGGCTATTTCTTTTTGTGTTTTGGGGGTATATAATATGGCGAATGGTTTAGAACATATAGCAGATATTCTTAAACGATTGAATGACGAACTTAAATTAGATAACGACAAATGGGAGAGAGAAAATGGAAGACCAATTTTACCAGGAAGTGATGCAGGAGTTGCACGAGATGGAAACCAAACAACAGGAGAGAATAAATGAGCATTCATAAAAAATTAATGCAAGCAAGATTAAAGCTACAAACAGCAGACCTTAAAAAGTCTGGTCATAATAAATTTGCAGGATACAAGTATTTTGAGTTAGGTGATTTCTTACCTACTATTCAAGAAATTTCTAATGATGTGGGTATCTGTGGCACAGTAACATTTTATACAGACATAGCAATTCTTACTATTACAGACATGGATGATGCTACACAGTTTATTGAGTTTAAATGTCCTATGTCTTCAGCAGCTTTAAAAGGTTGCCATGATGTGCAAAACTTAGGTGCAGTTCAAACTTACCTTCGCAGATATTTATGGACTAATGCTTTTGAAATAGTAGAGCATGACGCAATTGACTCTGCTAAACCTATAGAAGTTGAAGATAATCTTACAGAAGAACAGTTAGAAATTGCTAAGAATAACTTAGAACAAGCTGCTAAACGTGGTGAACTTAAACAAGCATTTTTTAAATTAACACCAAATGCTCAAGAAAAGCTACGTGAGTATGCTAACGAACTTAAGAAGTCTGCATGAGTCATTTAAAAGATAATAGGCGTCATAACGTTATTACAGCTAGTAATGCGTGGTCTGCTGTATATGAAAGACAAAAGTTATGGCGTCAAATGACTTTACGTGAACCTCCTTTTGAAGGTAATGAGATGACTGAATACGGTAATATTCATGAGTCTATTGCATTATCTGCATTAGAAAAAGAGTTTGATGATATTGTAGAGCCTGGTAATAAGTTTGTATTACATGACAAATTACCGTTTGGTGCAAGTCCTGATGGTTATTATGATGGCAATGTTATTGAGATAAAATGCCCATATACTCAGGAAGTTTATAAAGAGATACCTGAACGCTATTACTTTCAAATGCAAATGCAAATGGAAGTATGTAAAATGCCTCATGCGTATTTCTATATATGGACACCAAATGAAACAAAGATACAGGTAGTAAACAGAAGTAAAATATGGCTTGACTGGTATACGCCATTAGCACTAGAATTTATTAAATATGTTGAAGATGACATAGAACCTAAACGCTGGACTAAGAAACCAATTTTTAATAAGGAGTAGTATATGGCTGAGTACGATAACACAAACACGTTTACATTGTTTAAAAATGATAAAGGTGACAATCCTAAAAGACCTGACTATACAGGTACTGCTAATGTAGATGGTATTGAATTTAGAATTAGTGGCTGGATTAGAGAAGGTAAGAATGGTAAGTTTATTAGTGGCTCTGTGCAACTAAAAGAAACTCAAGGGGAAGTAAGAAGTGGACCTGCTGTTGAAGGTTCAGATGAGGATGTGCCATTCTAATAAAAAGGGGACATTTTCAGTCCCCTTAATTATTGGCGATAACGATTTTCTGAAGAACGCTGTCACCGTTAAATAGTATAAACTATTTGTTCATTACGTACATAGTTACTTCAAAGCCAAAACGCATTTCTGTAGCTGCTGGAGTTGTCCACATGGTATTTATCCTTAAGTAATATATTATGCTTAATTGCACAATATAATAGAATTATACGCTTATGTGGATTTGCTAGACACCAGAAAAGCATGAAAGGTTTATAATGGATATACATAACTTAGAATTAGATATAGCGTGTTATGCAACTGCTGTGTACCATGAAGTTAATACAAGAACACTAGAAGAAAAGGTAGGTGTTATAAATGTCATACGTAATAGGGTTCGTAGTGGTTTTTGGGGTCGTGATGTATGCTCTGTTGTTTATGCTAATGGTCAGTTTATTGGGGTTACGGATGAAAGTCATCCAGAAGTTAATGCTAGGGCGTATTTGGAAACTAAACTTTTGGTTATTGATACGATTGTTCATAATAAATATGCAAATCCAGTTGCAAATGCTTTATATTTCCATGATGACTCAATACCGCCAAAGAAAGCATGGTTTGGTAAACAAAAAACAAAACACATAGGAAGGATGTATTTTTACTAATGGCTAAAAAAGAACCTGTAGCATGGCTTTATGAGGAGTTTGATGTTAGGTCTGGTGACTTAAAGAAGTCTTATTTATGGTCATTTCATCCTAATCAACTTTCATATTTAAACGACTTAAAGAATACAACGCATCATATTAAGATAACACCATTAGTTCCTGGTGAACCTGTAGAAGAATATAAAGGATTATCTAAGTACGATAGTAAGAAACTAACGGAGGCACATGGTGGACTCTAAACCACTTACTCAAGAAGAAATTATAAAGGTATATAAAGAAGCATTTGGATACGGTAGTCAGGTAATAACAATTGACAAGATATTTAGATTTGCTAGACTTATAGAACAATTGCATGGAGTAAAAGATGTACACTAAACTAGATGACCAAAGACAGGCAAAGTTTATTATAAGTTATATAGAAGCAAATCCTGGTTGCAGCATTAAAAGTATTGTGCAACAATGCGTTGTTTGTAGAACAAGATTAAAGTATTTAGAAAGTCAAGGATACTTTACTTTGCCAAAGTGGACTTACAATAACACATTGGATAAAAGATTTAAGAATAGGAATTATGTGTCTGTAACTGTAGGAAGGGAGTATGGTAAATGGCAAGAGCAGAAAAGATATTAGAAGTAGTAGTATGGCTGTTGATTGTTGGTGGTATGGGTTGGTTTTTTTATGGTTGTTATCAGTTAATTGATTTATTTTTTATAAGGGGATAAGAATGGTTGATTTAGTGAATAGACCACCGCATTACTTAGTAGGCGGTATAGAAGCAATAGATGTGATTAAAAGTCGTTTGACTAAAGAAGAGTATATTGGGTATCTTAAAGGTTGTAAGTTAAAGTATGACTTACGTTATCCATTTAAAGATAATCCACAACAAGATTTAGAAAAGTCTGATTGGTATAAGAACAAACTATTAGATGCTACTAAAGATGATGGAGTTGAAATTCCACCAGAATTAGAAGCTCAATTACAAAGGTTTGATGATGAGTAAAATCTATTGGATATTTATTGTGGTATTAGCTGCATTAGCTATTTGGGGAACAGAACAGGTTATGGCTCAAACTACTACTATACTAGCACCTGATGGGTCTGTAACAGTCTGTCAGGTAAGTGGTGGTGTGATTATCTGCGTCTAGTCATCCATTGGTGTTAGTTCACCATAGATAGCTAGTTCTTCACCACTTATTTCTATCATGCTATCGTCATCTAATGTGATGACTATAGTGCTATCGCCATGTAATGCTTCACAAGATACAATCACTCTGCCTAGCATGTGATTACAGATAATTTCTACTTCTGACCGTTGCATAATTGTCCTAAGAAACATGACCATTCCAACGCCCATTCTCTTTTAATACCATAGGCATTAGCTTTGGTTGACCGTTAATAATAACTCCACAACCTACAATGAAACGACTTTTAAAGTTTTTAGCATAGTCAAATGCCATAGACTTTTGATGTATTAAACATCCAACTTGCATACCCCAAATAAGAGCATCTGGATTACTGTAATATCCGATAGAAAATTTTGTGTGATAGTGACCCTGGACGGAATTCATACCGTATGCTTGGGCTACTTTAAGAACGTCAGCAGATAAACCATGTGTAAAGAAACACCTAGTATTATCAGATAAAGTAATAGTGTGGTCATCTACCCATACCCAACCCTTCCCAACCTCTAAAAACTCGTTGTAGTGCTTTAAATAAGCCTTAGGCATACCATACTTTAATGCTCTGCGATAAACTAAAGAGCTATGGTTAGAGTGAACTAATACCATCTTAGGAAATATTTTTTCTAATTCTTTTACGTGTTTTTTAGACTCTTCTAATTCATGTCCAGCAGAATGCAAGTCTGGGTTATGTTCATGCATAGAAATTGCGTGTTGGTCTAGCTCATCACCTATGTTGACTATATGGTCAAACTTGTATTTAGTCTTTAATGCTTTTAAAAACGCAAATGCGTCAGGATGATGATATGGAATATGTAGGTCAGATATGACTAGAACTGATTTATATTTCAAACTACTCTCCTAGGGTTAAGATGCTTTATTATAACCCTAAAAACAATTTACGTTCATCTAATCTTCTGTTTTGTAAACCTTTTAATATCTTGCCACCAGCTCTACAGTATTTAACTAACGACTCCATAGCCGCTTCTTTATCGCCACGTAACAACGCTTGACGGATGGTGCTTCGTTGAAAGCAACCAAGACCAAGATTAAAGCAGAAAGATAAGATAGCGTCAAATTCGTGTTGTCTAAGAGGCACGTTAGGTAACATCTTAGATATTCCCAACTCAAAACGGTTGAGGTCTCGTTTAAGAATTGCATCTATTTCCTCGTTAGTAAATGTTTTGTTCCATTCAGGCGGTAATGTTTTTCCATCACCAATCAAATGACCAATTCCTACTGTCCACAGTTTTGCGGGACATTGGTATGGTTTGTTTCTAATGCCTTCATGGTGTTTAATTAACTTAATTGCTTCTTTAGACGCTTTCACGCTTTTTCTCCCAAGTACGAGAACCAAAGTAAAAGCCAATAATTGACGCTACTATGCTCATCTCATCACTAGAGAATACTGCATCCATTGCTTCAGGAGTAAAGCCACCTGTAGATTTAACTGCCCATACAAGACCTGCTACATCTACAAAGACTAATAAGCCTACAAATGTAAAAGCTACAATAGGTCTTACAGAAGCGTTAAGAGTCTTTACCCAAGGTGCTGCTTCAGCAACAAGTTTAGCATCATGTGTATATAATGCTTCACGTTCTTGTGCGTATGTTTCTGCGTATGTTCCTTCTAATTCAATTGCAGCAATCTTTTCTTGTGATACAAAACCTTTTTCAGCCATAAGCAATGCTTGTTGGTTCTGTAGTTGAGCCATTTCACGTTCATGCTTTTGGTCACCTTTTTGCTGAAAGAAGCCAAGTAGTGATGGTAAACCTGAAGTAGCAAAACCTAATATACCTGAGATAATACTAAACATTTAAAATCCTCTTCCTAATCCAAATAAAAGTTGTTGTTCTTGTGGGTTAGCATTTAATCTTGCCTTTAACATCCAATCATTTAGTACTTTTGCATATTCCGCATTTAAACCTAAACCTTGATTGTTATAATTAGCACCACCAGTAAATTGACCACCTGCTAATGGAGTTGTATAGTTAGCAGAAGCATTAGGATAGTCACCGCCCATAACTCTAGCCATAACATTACCATCACGATATTCACCATAAGGAGCAACATCACCTGGTTGACTTAATATGCCACCTCGGAAGTTTTCGTTTGTTAAAGCAACGTCTTTGTATATTGGATTTGTGCCTTCTTTACCAATAGTGCCACTTAATAAGCCTACAGGAGTTTCTTGATAAGCATTAACATTGCCGCCTAATGTAGGTCTAGTATAAGCATTTAAGTTTAAGTTTTCATTACCTATGCTAGTAGCATTTGGTTGAGTATTTTGTTGTTCTGTTAATTGCCTTAAAAATTCTGCAATATCCACTATAGTTCCTTTGGGTCAAAGCCAAATGTATTGGCTACACGTTTTTGTAGTTTAAGAAATAAGCCTTTATGGCTTGTGTATTGTTCTGTTTTTGGTGAGTCTAAATAAACACACATGTGTATAATTTCATGACATAGTGTAATTAGAACAGGATATAAGTGTGAATGTCTTGCTACACTTATGGTAATAACATGAGGTTCACCTGACTCTGGTGGTTGATATTCTCCACATATAGCATTATCATTGACTATAACAAAGTCTACTTTAGATGCCGGTGGTAATTTGTATTCGTCAAAGACAGGCATTTCTATTAGAGCTGAATATAAGTTTGCTATATTATTCTCTGTAATAAATGTCATTTTGATAATGGGTTCATTGTGCTACGTTTAACAGTATTTAGTTTATCATCCATTGCATTTACGGTTGCTTCTAATTCTTTACGTAGTCCTGATACCATAGCAGAAGTCTCACGTGAGTTAGCAATAGCGTCTGAAGACTTTTCACTAGCCTTCATTATAGACTCAGATAGCTGATATTGTCTTTCATTTATTGCTTTAACCTGTATCTCTAAACCATTTAATTTAGACTCTATAGGAGCTAAGTCTAAACTGTCAACAGCCTCAATTGCCGTAACCATCTTGTTGTAAAAAGTTATGCCTGCGTATGCCGAGCCAGCCACTATTGGCAATGCTATTAAAATCAACTTCAGAAGTGCCGAGCTGGATAAGCTCAAGTTGAAGGTTTTGATTTTTTCCGAACTCATTGTTTATCTCCGTATCAAATTTGAAAGCATCTGTTAATTCAATTTGTTGTATAATAGGTTTGTTAAGTATTTCTAAAGAAAGGACTATCCCAAAGCCATGTACAAGCTCTTTACCCTTTGGTACGTCAAGTTTAGGACTATCCTTGCTCTCATTCTTTTGTTCAGCCTTTGGTGGGTCTTTTGGGCTGTCTTCTTTTGCTTTTGGCTCACTTTTAACTTCCTGTTTTGGTTGTTCAACCTTAGGCGGAGCTGACTCTACCTTAGGTGGTTCAGGAGGTGGTGGCGAAGCTAATGGATTAACCTCTGGTGGCGGTGGAGCTGCAACAGGAGGTGGATTATTTACAGGGTTAAGTGGACTACTAGGACTAACAGGTGAAGATACGTTAGTGACGTTTGTAGCACTCTTAACACATGAATTAGATGTTTCTACCCATGTTCCCCATATAGATGGGTTATAAGGGTCAGGACAAGATGATGTTCTTGTCTCTGTAACTGAACCTACGTATTCTGGTTGACAGGCTACTTGTCTAGTTTCAACGCTTGCTTGACACGTTGGAGGGTCTTGCGTGCAATTGTTGCTAGTTTCTGTCCAAGCTGACCAAGCGTTTGCAGTACAATTAAAAGTCCTGCTTTGATTAACAGCACCGCTATAATGAGGTAACGTACAAGCTGTGGTTTGATTTTCAACCAAGTCTGAACAAGCAGGGACTTGATACGCACCACAAATTGGGTCATGAGTGACATAACTTTTGCACCAGTAATCCCTGATAGCAACTTCGTTTTCAATGCCATTACATACGAGAGAACCTGGAAGCATATAGCCTTCAGGCGTTGGAGTATAGTTACAATACCAAGCATAAGCATTATTTCCTTGTAGGGATAGAAGTAGTAATAGGCTCGTCAGGAACAAGCGGTATCGTGTATGTTTCGCCATATAGTTTCTTGAATATAGAAGGGTTACGTTCATACCAACCACGTTTAGCAGCATCACCTATAGAACCGTTTATAGGGCATGGTGAACCTGACTGTATCATGGCTTCAAATACTCTATCATCTTGACAAAGTATAGATACTGCTGCAACTTTAAGACCTAAGTCATTAAGAGTTTTAGCTAATTTAATGCGTTCACAATTAACGTCTTTATAGCCAGAGCCACCACTTACGCCAAACAATGTACTAGATACAGAACCAGTAACAGGCACAATACAAACGTCTTGGCTAAAAGCACTTATAGAAGGGCTAATGGCACTAGGTGGTGGTTGACCTTTGTAGTTGATAGTAGTTGTATCTGCTCTAGCATCCATAGAAAGTGCTAATAACATACCTATGGACATACCTACAAGTAATGCTACTAAGTTCTTTAGTGTCTGCATTATTTCATTCCATTAGTTAATAAATAAACAATAACGAAACCTGCTGTACCTAAAAGTATTTGTTCTAAACGCTTGAGTCTTGCATTTATTTGTTCGTAGCGAATAGCACAAACTTCCTCATGCGTACTTAAACGTGATTCTACGTCTGTCTTTACCATTACTATTCCTCTGAAGGTTGTGTTAATAAGCCTGCTGCCCTTGCAGCTTGTGGCTTGTTTAAAAGTCCTTGAATTTTACTTGTACCTTTATTAAGGTTATAAAGACCCCTAGCAAGCAATGATTTAAACACAGCACTTTTATCAGCCATAAAGCCTGCTGCTGCCATTGGGTTTTCAGATAACCAAGTTAATCCACCTGGGTTCTTATTTAATTCCATTAATGCTCTGCGTTCTACAACATCTAATGTATCAATAAGCTGTGCTTCTTTTTTGTTAAGCCCAAGCACTTCAGGAACTGCCTCACCTACTTTTTCTTTTAAGCCACGTGCTAATGCCTTTTGAGCTTCTATTTCAGTAGAGCCCATTTGACCATATTTTTTAGCTAATGCAGAATATGTACCTTGTTTAAGTTCTTGTGCTAATTGCACAGGAATTGCTTGGCTAGGTGTTTTAATTATAGGTTTATTAAAGTTCATAAATTCTTGCTTAACTTTATCTATAGCTACAATATCGTCAGCAGGATTTACTTGTTTAAGTTTTTTAGCTTCTAATTCATCTAGGTATTTAAGAATATCAGTCTTTTTAACTGTGCCTGTAGATGATTCAATTTTATTAGCAACTTGAGTATTTAAGTCTTTAATCTTAGATTGAATTTTTTGCACACCAGCTTGAGTAGGGTTAATACCTTCTTCTAGCATAGTTTTAACTGCTGTAGATGCTTGACCTGTTTCTAATTGTTTAAGAGTAGGTTTTAAAGCACTTTGCATTAACTTTTCAGGAATGGTTTGACTAATAGTTTTAACAACATTAGGAAACATTTCTGCACCAACTTTACCTAATGTTCCTGCACTTAATCCCAAATAAGGGTCTTGTAAATATTGTGGCATTTGCTCATATCCAGCTTTAAATCTTTCTGCTGCTGGAAAGTTTCCTGCCTTAATTTTTTCCCATGTAGATTGTGGTGTAGTAGGTTGAGTAGGTTGTGTAGGTTGACTAGCAAATTGAGATTGTGCATAGGATAATACATCTTGCTCACTAGCACCTTCTGGTGCTGTTATCTCAAATGTTTCTCCACTAGGTGAAGTGATTTCAAATACTGCCATTATTAACCCCCTGATTTTTTCTTAATAGACCAACCTTGTGTAGCTGGCATAGTCATTGAAGGTTGTGGTTGATTTTCTTTAGGTGCTGCACGACCAGCTTTCTTATATGCTGCATCTAATAAACCTTCTAATCGTTTAGCTTTATCTTCAACAGTTTTAGGTTTATCACCTAATTGTGGGAAATAAGATTGACGATATGACTCTAATTGTTCCCTTGTATAAGCAGCACCAGTACCAAGTGTAAGAGCTGAATCAAGAATATCATATTGTGCAGCTTCTACTTGTTGTCTTGCTTCTGGATTAGCTAAGTTTTTAAGATAGTCAGAACGAGTAACAAATTTAATAGCTTCAGCTTTAACATTTGGACTAGCAGCAGATGGTTTTTCACCTGTTACTACTTTTAATTGATTAAGTGAGTTATTAAGTCTTTCAGATAAGAAACCTGCTGTTCTTTCGCCTTCTGTTAATTTTTCACCTGCTTTTTCAGGTAATTTAATATCTGTAACAATATTACCTGCTAAATCTTTAATTGGTAATCCTGGTCTTTTAGGCAAGAAAACATATTTACCTGATAATTGGTCTAATTGTGGTTCTGTATAATCTTGTGTTGATTTTATAGCATCTGGTTTTGGAATTAAATCTTCAAAGTTACCTGATTTTTGAAATGCTGCTAATGACTTAGGTGTATAGTCTTTTGTATCAATTTTAGCAAAAGGTGTTTCAGTTTTAATAGCTTCTTTTGTTGGTCTTAATACACTATAGTCTTTATTTCCTGATTGTTGAAATGCTTGAATAGACTCAGGAGTAAATTTAGTAATATCAACAGTACCAAATGGGTCGCTTTTTTGTTCTGATAGTCTTTGTCTATAAAGATTAGTTAATCCTGAACCATATACGTCTTGTGCTGCATTCATACCACCTAGACCTGCTTTAGCTAAATAAGGTAATGCAGAACCATAGTTTTCTGTTTTAGGTGTAGCAAGATATGTTAAAGCAGTACCTAATAACCCTGCTTTAGTAGCTTGGTTTCTTAAATCTTTTTGTTGTTCATCTGTTAATATTCCTGTTTGAGAAAAATCAGGAGTCATAAAGATATTAGGTAGATTATTAAAAAACCCACCGCCTTCATTTGTAGGGAAAAATGCCATAGTATTATCCTTGATAACCGCCAAAATTAATATTTCTACCAGCTAGTGGAGATGCTTTTGTTTGAAGTCCTGTAACTCTTCCTGCTACTGTTTCTCTACCAGGAATGATAGGTATTTGACTTAATGGGTTAGGTTGCATTTGTGGAGCTTGTGAACCCATAATTTGATTAGAAAGTAAGTTTCCACCCATTCTAGATAAATATGGATTTTCTGCTGCAAAGTTTTCAAATGGAGCAGTAACGCTATTTACAGCATTACCAATTCTATCAATTGCACCTAATGGTAAAGCACCGCCTGCTGTGCCTGAAAGAAGAGATGGTGTAACTGTTTGTCCTAATAGTGCAGGGTTCATTGTTGACTGACCTAGTATTGCTGGAGCAAATGTACTTCCTCCTGTTACTGTACTTACTGCTGGTGCTGAACCAAACATACCTGATGCAAAGCCACCTGGTTGAAATGCACCAAATGCACCACCACCAAGACCACCTAATGCAGCACCTGTAAGTGGATTGCCACCTGTTAATAAAGAAGTACCTAAGCCTACACCTATACCTGTTGTAATTGGGTCACTCATTATTTGCCTACCTTTCCTACTACATAGCAGATTGGTTCTAAGATAGCACGATAGATACGACCTAATGTGTCTCTCTTATTGCCACGCATTTGTTTATAGATGTCAGCAGTTCTATGTCTAGCAATATGTGCTAATACATTACGTACTACTTTATTAAGTTTACCTTCACCTTTAGCAAAGTCTACTAATGGTAAGAATAATGTGTGATAGCCTTTTTCATATACTTTAGCATTAGGCATATTTTCTGAATGTTTAACCCAAATTGTATTACGGAATGAACCAAAACCATAAGCCTGTTCGTTCATCATTGTGCATACAATCTTACCTTTTTTAACAGTAGATGTACCTGATGTTGTCATAGGAACAGGTGCACCATATACTGAACCAAGATAAGCAGATAACTTCTCGTACGGTTTTTGTTGTTCAAAGTTGTATCTAGCAATATCAGACTCTAGTGCAGTTTGTTTATATTGTTCACCTAATTGACCAGCTTGTAATAGTTGGTTAATATCGTTGTATTGTGATTGAGCTAATTGTGGAGCTGCTAAAGCTGATTGTTGTTGTAAGCCACGTTCTGTAGCATAGTTTTGATATGCTGCTTGACCTGCTTGGTTAGCTAAAGCGTTAGCAAGGTTTTGTTGTGATAGACCTTCTAATTGTGTTTGTGCACCTGAGCCATAACGACCCGCTTGAGATGCCTGGCTACGAGTGCCACCAATAGCTTGGTTATATGCTCTAATAGCTGATTCTTGACCTGGTCTTAATGCTGCTTCTAAATAAGGATTAGCACCTAAATATTGACCGCCTACTGTACCTGTTTGTTGTTCAATAGCTCCACTTGTTAAAGGACTTCCTGCCATAGCACGTTTAGTAGCTAAATCTATTGCAGATGTTGTTTGTGTTGATGGGTCAACGTATGTTTGACCAGGATAGTATGTTGGTGTTGTGCCTTGATAAAGATTTTTAGCTTCACCTAAACCATAGGTTACATATTCTTTTAGCCAAGGTGCAATATCTTGTGTTTGAGTTTGAGTGCCACCACCACCTTTGCCCTTACCACCACCATAAAATGTAAATGATTCAACTAGATTTTCTAGCCAATTGTGTAAACCAATCATACTGCCTCCAAAGGTAATTCATAAAATATAAACTTAATTTTGTATCCGTCATTCTTAAAAACTTTACCCCAACCTTTACGACCATAAGACTCTATTGTTTTACAATTAGATTCCTTTGCAAATCGTCTTAATGTGTTTAACATTAAATCCTTCCATTTAGGTAATTCTTTTCCTGCTGTAAAGTGCATCATTAAAGTATTCATTTGCGGATACTCTATAATTTCTGTTACGACAAAGCCATAAATCTCATTATCTTTATAAGCTATCCAAAGATTTTGCTTATCATTATTTCTCATCTCATGCTGTATATCGTCAGCACTATATCTACCGTAAGTATATTTACTTGCTAGTTCTAAATAATGCTCTATAGCTGGAAAAAATAAATCATAGTCTTTAGGTATCACCAATGAGATAATCATAGCTTATAGACCCATTGTGAAGGTTTAAAGCCTAGTTTGGGAGCTATTTTGTCCCATCCTCTTCTTGGTGAAATAAAGGTAATTTCTAACAATCCTTGTTGCTTTGCTAATTCTTTTGTAGCTTCTAAACCATCTTTAAGCACGTCATTATTAGTGTTGTATGCTGCCCATATATGTAATTTATCGCCTAATGTTTGAGTAATGATATATCCGGTAAAGTAGTCTTTATCTAATGTTAAGTAAAGATTAGCTCTACCTTCTTTTATATCACTATAAGCATCTTCTACAATCCATGTAGAACGACTAGCCATGCTTTCCAAACTTGGTTTTATTTGACTCCAAACTTGTTTTAATTCGTTTGGATGTATGTATTTTAACTGCATTAAGCTACTATAATGTATCCGTATGTTTTATCTGCTGTGTCGTTTGCAAAGTGTTTTAGTGTTGCACTACCTTTAGTTCTAGCACTTACATATACATTAGTAGATGCTGAAGTTGATACATAACTCATTGTAGTAATAACGCTTGGTGTAGCTGGTCTTGTTGGACTTGTGCCTGCTGCATAATGCTCTATAGACACACCAGTATCAGATACTTTCCACATAAGTTCAACATAGTCACCTGCTACTAATTCTACATAAAAGTTTAATGCACCAATAATATGACTTGGGTCACCAGCAGATTTTCTTGGGGATATACCAAACCAA